AGGTCGTCAGCAAGGTCGGCGGCGGAGTCGGCGGCGGAGTCGGCAAGGTCGGCGGAGTCGTCAGCAAGGTCGTCAGCAAGGTCGGCGGCGGAGTCGGCGGCGGAGTCGGCAAGGTCGGCGGAGTCGGCAAGGTCGGCGGAATATCAAGCAGAACGTGATGCGTTGCTAAAGTCAATTCGAGCTTTGATCAAGGCTGTTTGATTAAGGGTCGTGGCTCTGGAAGTTTCTGTTAGAAACCAAACGTAAGGAGGCGCAATGTCTGAAACACACATCTATAATATTCGCGGCACGAACGGTTCTGGTAAGACCACGTTCGTACGCACCATTCTTGACCAGATGGGCGGTGGGCCTATCGGCTGGCGCGGCCCTAAGCGTAACAAGGTGGAAGCTTACGCTGGCGAATACAAAGGTAAATCCATTGTCATCCTAGGCAGCTACGAGGCCGCTTGCGGCGGCATGGATACTGTTACCGACATCAATGATCGTGTCGATATGATCCATACCTACGCCAATAAGGGCTACGATATCATGCTGCTAGAAGGCTTGATGATGTCACACGCCATCGGACGTATGGGCGAAGCCATGAAACTTTACAAGCATACGCTGGCGTTTCTAGACACGCCGCTGGAAAAATGTATCGATCGCGTGATTGCTCGCCGCCATGAAAAAGGCAATTACGAAGAGTTCGATCCCAAGAACGTGGTAAAGGATCACCATGCAGTTTCGTTGTGCTACAAGAACTGTATCAAGCAGGGCTTGCCAGCCATTATGATCGACCACAATGCGACCATGGAGGCATTCTTCAATGCGTGTTACTGATCTAGCCAAGTTCATCTATGCGCGCGATCAGGCGAGGCTCGCCAAGGAATCCGGCCAGCCCCGCCCGTATACGCAAGATCCGATTATCAGCCAGTTCCGCTTCTGCAACATGCAGCGTGAACATGATAAGGTGACGAAATGGATAGCTGAAAACTGGCGTCTACCATTGGCACAGCTAGATGACGAAAATATCTGGTTCTGGATGCTACTGGCACGGCTGGTAAACGTGCCTGAAACGCTGGCCTGTTTAACAGACATGGTGATGTCTGGTGTGTGGGACGAAGAATTGTTCATGCAGACTATGCGCAACCGCCTGGACTCTGGTGATAAGGCGTGGAGTGCAGCATACATCGTGTCGACTAACGGTTATGCACTCGATAAGGAAGTGTATGTTGGCAAGTTCGTGCTGACGCCTGCGTGGGAAAGACGGCTGGATTTCTGCCCGTTGCTTGATGAGCCGATGAACCTGTCGCTATTCTGTGACAAATTGCGCACGCTCAACGGCGTCAGCGGTTTCATGGCTGGGCAAGTTATTGCAGATGCCAAGTATGCTGACCCGGTACTGATGCAGGCGCTGGACTGGCATACATTTGCAGTTAGCGGGCCGGGTAGTCGACGCGGCCTGAACCGAGTGATGGATAATAACAAAGATGCCCGTTGGAAGGAAAAGAAGTGGTATGATGTATTGCAGGCGTTGCGTATCGAGACTAATGATTGTCTCGCAATGAGCTTCGACTGCAAACATCAGTATCACGCACAAGATATCCAAAACTGTTTGTGCGAGTTCGATAAATACGAGCGTGTCCGATTGGGTGAAGGCACGCCCCGACAACGCTATTGAAAAGGAGCGCCAGCCATGCATGTGATTAAAGCTAACAACATCAACGCCGCATTCGCTATCGGCTTACGCGGGCTATTGCAAGACGGTCATGAAGGTGTAAGCCGTAACGGCGTTGTGTTACGTCACCCAACGCCAGTGACCACAGCCTATACAAATCCGAAACATCGCGTGCTTTTCTGCCGCCAACGCCGCCCGAATCCGTTCTTCCATGTCATGGAGTCGATGTGGATGTTGGCCGGGCGTAACGATCTGAAGTTCGTGTCGCATTATAACGCCCGTATGGCGACATACAGCGATGACGGCGCTACGCAACCGGCCGCATACGGCCATCGCTGGGTGCATCATTTCGAAAAGAACCAAATCTTGTTCGTTATCGATGAGCTGTGCAAGAACCCGGACAGTCGCAGAGCGACCATTGGCATGTGGGATCCGCGTACCGATATTGAAGCTGTGATGTTGGGCGGAGCAGATGTGCCCTGCAATACCAACATCTACTTCATCAAACGCCCTGGCCCATTCGGCGGTCTGGACATGACTGTGACCAATCGTAGCAACGATGCGATTTGGGGCGCATATGGCGCAAATGCCGTTCACATGTCGTTCCTGCATGAGTTGGTTTCACTAGCAACTGACATTCCGATGGGCACTTACTACCAAGTGTCTAATGACTTGCATGCTTACACCGATGTCTATAGCATTGACACGCTGGTAGGCATGTCATTGGAGGCGTCCCACCGATCGGCAGATTATCCCAACACAGTACCGCTTATCAATCTTGCCGACGGTGAAGATATTAATGACTTTATCGCCGATCTGTGCGACTTCTTCGATACCCCTCCCATAGAAGGCCAGTTTGGCGGGGTGCGAACGTTCTGGTTTGATCAAGTCATTACGCCTATGTACCTGTCGTGGGAAGCGTACAAGCGCCGTGATGCCGCCAAAGCCCATGAGTGGGCGGGGCGTATTCAAGCAATGGATTGGCGCTTGTCCTGCGAAGAGTGGCTTTCAGACGTGAAGTGGTAATACCGCTTGTGCAGCAATACAACAGGGCGTATAATAGCGCCTTGTTGTTCATAAAACACTAACGAGGGAACTACATGAATTTTGAAGCCATTCGTCGAGGTGGCGGCGTCCGTCGCTACCATTGCTATCGTGTTATCGCTGAAGATACTGTCGCGTCGCATTCATGGGGCGTCGCCACTATCGTAGACAAGCTATACGGGGGCAACCCGCCAGTCCACTTGTTACGCGCGGCCTTGTACCACGACATTGCTGAATATGAAGTGGGTGACATTCCGAGCCCCGCCAAGCAAGCGCTCCCAGAAGAAGGTCGCAAAATGCTCGCCGATTGGGAGCGCGCGTACGAACATAGTATCGGCGTCCATATCGACAATTTGTCGGAAGCCGAATCCAAGGTGCTCAAGTTCGCTGATTGCTACGACGGCTATACATACTGCCAGGAAGAAGCGTTTCGTGGTAATGGTATGATGCTGGAAGTAGCGCAAACATATCGCCGCTATCTGAAAGGTCTCAAGGAATTCTTTGTAACCGATGGCGTGATCGAGCTGTCACCATCCTTGTGCGACAACGCAATCAAACTGTTGGAAGGCATTGTATGACAACCGAAGCAAACGTGAAGCAGGTCGGCGGCGCGCACTATAAGGGAACGGAGTACCAGCATTGGGACTTCGTATATCGCGCCCTGCAAGGCCGTTATTTGGAAGGCAACATAAGCAAGTATGTTAGCCGCCATCGCAAGAAGAACGGCAAGCAGGATTTGGAAAAGGCCAAGCACTACGCTGAGAAGTTGCTGGAGGAATTCAAGGCCGGGCGTATCCAACCGATTTGTGTGCCGGGCGGGGATGCGGACTTGTTAGATGTAGGTCTCTTCTGTGGTGAACACGAATTCAATCAGCACGAACGGGCGGTGATGCAGTCTTGTGCCCTGTGGGCGCGTGCCGAATGCTTGCGCAAAATGATTGTCCACATTGAAGCTCTTATGCGCGAGTATCATCCAGAAGAACCGGGCGCTGGCTACGTCGCCCAATGAGCGCATTCTACAAAGCCCTTGCTAAGCAGGAGCGCCAGCCAATGGATGACGCTGGCGTAAACCTAACAGTGATTCCGTTCTACATGGCTTTGCAAAGGCTCATGGAAGGTTCGCTCACACCACCTGAATATATGGTGTTGAACGAATACATGCAAGCAACTTGGCACGCCGCCAGATATGAGTTTGTAAATACTCCGGGCGGCTCCAGCGAAGCATTGGATAACCGCAATATTGCCGAGGCTTGCGCTGTGGCGCTGCAAGGGCTTGTAGATCGTTTTGGGCCACGCGGCAATAGGTTTGTATGTACTGGTGCCGAACTGCGCGCTATACGGGCGTGCTGCGTCGCTTGGGATCACTATGTACGGCGGCTGCCGGGTGGGGCTATAGTGCGGGTATTGGTGCAGGCCGCCGAAGCTATTGAAGCTCCTCAGCAGAAAGTTCGGAAATAGCTTGCACGCCCTTGTGATTAGTGTATAGTGACAGCTATACACTAATCACCAGGAGCGGTATCATGATTAACCTTAAGAACCGTGGCAGGATTTGGATAATGCTCGACGCCATTTCCAGGACTAAATTGGAATGCGAAGCAGCACAGTATTCCACCGATCTTACAATGGACGAGCTCATAAAGGTGCATCAAGACTTGGACGCAGCCACGCGAAAACTGGAGGCTCTACTGTGACAACTGAACGCACCCGCCCGCTCACCAAGGCTGAACAGTCTCGCTATTTCGAGATCAAGCGTCGCAGCCCGCATTGGAAAAATGCGGTAAAGGCTGAAGGTGACTTTCTCGATGCTTATCATGCATCACTTGATCCATACGCTGGTCTACCCGCCCGGCAACGTGCCGCCAAGCTGGCTCGCGCCTATGGCAATTCACGCCAGATTTATCTTGCTGCGTTCAAGGAAGAAATTGAGGCGCATGGCTTTCGCTATGTCAAGGCGAGCGCTAGAACAATCATTCAACATAAGGAGTAGGAAGCATGATGACCCGTGCCGAACAAATCGCATTCCGTGAAGGTGACGATGAACTGCAAAGCTGGCGCGATGCGCTGGACGCAAAGCGCGTGACTCTGTTCGCCCGCCAGGACTTGCCTAAGTTCGTCTTCGACAAGCGCTCCGACGGTAAGGACGCATTCACGTACAAACCTGGACATGGCAATTCTCTTAAAAACGGTATGAGTGAGCCTGTGAAGGTAACGACCCGCACGCACTTGGACGCCGATACCGTGGTCGGCCTGTCGGCTATCACAGAGTTCAACAATGTGCGCGGCTTTATCGCTCAGAAGCGTGGGGCAGCTTCAGCGAAATGAGCACATATCGAGAAATTAAGGCCGACCGCGACGCTATGATGGCTCAGGTGGAAACTTTGACAGAAGACATTAACGCCTATGAACACGTGGAGGCTTATTGCGGCTTGTCCTGGGTAGATCGTCGGGCGCTGGGGCGATGTCGAGAGGAATACAAAGAACTCATGATGAAAATCAAGCGTATTGAGCGATATCTGAACAGTCTGGAGCCCCGCCCGTGATAGGTGTTATAAACAAGCCCACGGTGAAGGCTATCTATGATGGCATGAACAGCGTTACGGTTCGTCGCAATGGCGCTGTTCGCACTTTGCCGTGCGGATTCAGCTTCACCACGTTGATATTCGGCTTTTGGCCCAGCGTCATTCGTGGACATTGGCAGTTCGCGCTCTTATCGTTGCTTCCGGAGCTCGTGTTCTTGTTTACACTGGTAACGGGGCCGTATCCGTTCCTGTGGCTAATAGGCGGACGCATAATCATTGCCACGGTACGCAATGAGATGCTCATAAACCGCTATCTAAATGACGGCTGGTCGCCACATGAACATTCGCGTATGTGGGCTAGAAATCATGGGCGGGGCGTGGGTGCTAATGACGACTATGAGGATTGTGATTACGGAGGAACTGACTGATGGATAAATTTGAACTTGATGAAGACCAGAAAGCTCTGTTGCGTCGTGAGCGACGCAACAGCATCAAGAACCGCGCAATAGAAGACTTGCAAATTGCTGGTCATACTATCGCCTGCTTGCAAGATTTTGTCGATCCATTTGAGCTTCCGGCCTTAGCGAGGGTCTTGGCGGCGCTCCAAGAAGTCTCGATTGTTGTGCGGTCTATCTAAGAATATTCTTGCATTCTAGTCAAAGGCGGCGTAGATTGATTCTACGCCGTAACCATTTATAGGAGAGCGCCAACATGGAAGACCAAGCCAAAATCATCGAACGTATCAGCAAGCTGCTGGCTATGGCAAAGGGCGCCAGTTCACCTGAAGAAGCCGCAATTGCCGCCGAGCGGGCTCGCAAGTTGATGGACATGCACCAACTTGAAGAAGCTGATATTCCAGAGCGCGACGGCAAACCTCAAGTGAGTTACGGCAAGCACACTAGCGAAATTCAACGCACCAAGCTGCACCTTTGGCAGCGCCAGCTTTCGTATGCCGTCGGCGAATATAACGACTGCATGACACGTGTTACGACGGATGGCCGCATCGCGTTCTATGGCTATGACGCCGACGCTTTTCTAGCGCAGCAGATGTTCGAATATCTTGCGGCCACGGTACGAGCTCTAGCTAACCATCACAAGAAGAACTATCCGGAAAGCGAACAGCGCAAGCATCGTAACGCCTATCGCAATGGCGCGACCGCCGAACTTTGCACTCGCCTGAAAGCTATGACGACAAAGCGTGAAGAAGATGTTAAAACGTCCGCTGGTACGAGTCTTGTGGTTATCAAGCGTGACCATGTGTCTGAACACTTCAATATGGATTTCAGCGGCAAGAAGTCGGCCGTCCGCCAGATCAACAAAATGGATTCATTCATGCATGGCCGGAATGACGCCAAGAACATCGCCATCCACAAGGAAGTCGGTAGCGGCGCCGGTAAGAAATTGTTGAAATAATCAGGACTGATCTAGCTTACCGCCAAATAGGCCAGAATAGCATCTCTGGCCTCTTCCCATGAATAGCACACCATCCATCCAAATCCCTGTTCGCGTACGAACTCGCCAAATTCGATTTGCTCATCACTACATCCGCCTTTGCCGCCATTGCGTTTAGGCTTCTCGGCAGGCTTCTTCATTTCTATGTACAAGCCCGGCCACTGGCCACGCCGCACTGGTAAGAAGACATCAGCCACGCCACGTTTGACGCCTTGAGCCTTCATCTGCCCACCCGTGATTGCCCGCGTCTGTGCATTATCACCACGACTGCCGCCATTAGGTATGTGATGCAGCCATTTGAGCTCAGGGATACGAGTTTGTTGGTAGCTGGCCCAAGTAAACAAAGCTGTCTGATGTGCAGCTTCTGTGCCGGATGAAGCTATCTTGGTTGGATCAAGCATCGGGCTTCCTTGTTCTTGTACCCTTTATAAACGTAGAACGTTTCGCCATTTCCACTGACGTTACCACGAATCGTTTCAATTTCGTGACCTGCTTGGCGCAAACGGTAAATGGTATCGTGTGGATTCTTGATGTGCAGCTTGGCGCGTATTTCAGATGCTTTGACGCCACGGGGAGCAGCGGCTCGCAATGCTGCGAGAACTGATAGATGTCGTTGGCTTAACATGATTGTTTACCGCTCTATAGACGGCCCTCAACTAGAGCGCCAACCCACACCATCCACTAGACCCGAATATATCTAGGAGAGGAGAAGAGGGCCGACTATAGAGCACTCGGTTAAATGGTTGGCGAGGCTATTATAGCTGCTCACCGGCCGGAATGCTATACTGTAGTTACGCCAACCTTTCAACGCCATCATGGATGATATATTCAAACGAACCCCTCTTGCACGGGTATTAATTATCGCGCCGACATCCGAGCGAATTGCGCTGGCTGAAAGATATTGGCGAGGAATATTACCGGACGGGGAATTGTGCGTATTGGGAGGCACCGCCCGTCCACAACTAGCTCAAATCATTATAGGAACCTGCGATGTCGTCCGTCGTGAAATACGCTATGTTGGCGCAATCGATCTTGTCATTGCAGACGATTGTCTTAATATGGCGCAATTTATCGGAAGTCGACGATATACCGAAATACTTGAAACATTGCGTCGTCGTAATCGCGCAGTCGATATTCGTGAATATCCATCGACTAAATTATTTAGTGATCTGACTGATGCCGACTTTCTAGTCGGATGGCATTGCGGTACAGATCTACTTGCTTTTAAGCATCCGTCGAACGATATACACGTCTATGAAGTATCGAATCAGCCGGTTTGTGGATTTTTAAATAGTTCCAATCATTTCTTCTGTCGTAATTGTGGCAGATTCAGAGGTTTCCAATGATTTATCTATTGATGCACGAATTGACCGATCTTAACGTAGTTACGCTTGTATATGAAGGACAGCACTACACCATAACCAATCAAGCCGTGCCGCCATACGAAATCATCAAAGCGAGGGCTCGCGGCGTTAAGTTGGTAATGAAGAGCGCCAAGGACGGGCGGGGTTGGTGGGAGGCGCAGTTCGGTAAGTCTACCCGCCCGCCTTTCCAAGACTGCCTCGAGATGGATGTCCTCACGGACTACTATGACTTGCCGCGCATTAAGGGTGGGGACGAGGCCGAATTGCCAGAGCGCTACGCTACCTTGCTGCCGTTGCCGTACCACATGGCACAATACCACGCTATGGAAGCGTGGCAGGCTTCTATAGGGGCTAGTGTGGCAGCGGCAACCGATGACGCTGTGCTGCGTGCCGCGCAACTCTGTACAGACCAGCCAATACCCACGCCAGTCGATATCAATATGCTGTACGGATATGATCTGGATACCGTCAACAAGTCACGTGGGTCACGCCCTATACTGAACTACGAGTTTAACCGTTGGAAGAAATCAACAATGATATTTGACTCATGGCGGCATAAATTGGAGATGGCCGCAAAGATTGCGTGCGATAGCATAGAGTCTGTGACGCTAGACATGACTGGCGGGGCTTGGAAGCTGAAGCTGCGTATGGTGCAGGTTGTTCCGGGCACTGCGGCTCTAGCGATAGAATTACCTTGCGGAGCAGCGCTGTATTATGTCGGAGCCCGTATCGTTAAAGCGGCCATCTACACGCGCGACGGCAAGATCCTGTCGAATACTCGATTGGCGCGCAACGTACTGCGTTTCATGGCTGTGCAGATGGAGCGTATGGAAGCGTATGCTAGATTGACCGGAGGGGTTATGGCCGACTATGAAAAGTGGGTTCGTTGAAGAAACTTTCTTGTATTCTTCTAGAATGAGTGTAATATGAACTCATAGAAACCAACCACCCAAGGAGCTTCAAATGTGCAACGCAGCCAACACAGTTTTCGGCAACATCGAAGTTGATGTCTACGTTCCTTATTGCGGGTTTGCAATGGGCGAAACCGTTTATCGTGTCACAGATTGCGTCGGCGAGCTCTATTCGACCATTTACTATGAGCATCTTGTGAATTGGTTTGCCGACCGCCATCTGGCAATACCCACCATCAAGCATTAATTCAAAAGCCCGCACGAAGCGGGCTTTTGAACGACCTGGAAAGTTCTCCTGTTAAGGGGTGATGTGCGCACCCCAGAGGTACGGAGTCACGATCCAGTTGAACGGCGTCGACAGATACGCATTGTTCTGCGACCGCGCCGGTACGCTGGAGTATTCAGAAGTGAAGACCGGGCCGGTAATGTCCTGGCAGACAGGCGATGCAAAGTTGTTCGACGTAGGCGTCACAGTCATATCCAGGCCGCCGTCAGCTTCGAAACGCCAGATGGTGCCGTCCTTGGCGGCATAGCCGTTATAGATAGTGCCAGAACACGTCAATGTGAAGAGCCCCGCCCGTTCGGCTGGAGTTTGCGCGTTATAGCGACCGTAGTAGTCCCACGATTGACCATCCGGATAGCCGCCCAACTGGACGGTAGTGGCTTGCTTGACGCTCATCGAAGGGGTTGCGGCAAACGCACACACGCACAAGAGTGCGGATACGATGCCCATGAACAGCTTTTTCATTCGGTAATTCTCCATTCAGGTTGAATCGGGATAAAATAAGTGATGCGAATAAGTGATGCGAAATCACTATAGCAAGCCTGCGAATATATTGCAAGTTATCAGGCGGTAATATTACCGCCTGAAGTCTTACTATTCGCCGGAATGTTCTTCGTGCGACATTTCGTCATGCGCGATCTGGTCGGAGGGAGCTTCCTGTTCGTCAGGAAACTCAACAACTGGAGCTTCAACAGATTCCCCGCTCAACTCTGATAAAGCCGCTTCGTAGCGCGACTGGCGCAGTGGGCCTTCGTTGGCAGCACATGGCGCTTGACCGTTAATGTGCTTGACGACGCCAGCAAAATCACCGGAATCTGCCAAATCAGCACAGCCAAGGCTGACAAAATGGAATGCCGCCACGTCACTAGCGTCTTCAGGTTGTTCCAGCAATTCCGGATGTTCCACCAGTTCCAGACCAAGATGATCTTCGAGTGCTTGGTAATTGCCCAGAAACGTAGTACCGATCAGCCCACGGCCACGATAGTTCCAGCCGTCGTCTGTGCTGGGGCGATTGCCGAAGCGACCACCATACACTTCATTTGCGATAGCCTTTTCATTATGCTGAAGATGCATGGCGAGATCATTGGGTACAAGGTGAACGCCTTGACCAGCATCGATGGCGAAACGATGCGGCCACACAGCGGCGAGGCGTTGAGCGCTGTAATTCATACTTTCAACGAGCTTCTCAAGCCCACCAGATTCAACACCCACGTTTGCCAGGAAGGCCGCCACGCGATTAGGATTGTTGATTTCAAACTTGTCGCAGGCCGACTTAATGAATTCCAGGAATTCATTGGCCTTGGCTTCGGTACAGCCCGTGGACACAATGAGCAGTTTTACAGTGATTTCCATTACATGCCTTTCTAGGTTGGCAGTTGAGGTTATTGAATGCGCACATACATAGTTGGTGCAGGAGTTGTTTGGCTATTGCTTTGACCATATGCGTATGTCGTATTGATACCGACGTAATCAGAAATCTGATTATTAGCATTCCACCAATATTTAGTCTGGGAGCCGTTTATGAAATAGTTGCATCCGCCACCAACCGTTGGTAGTACAATCTGCGGAGCTGTCGCTCCTGAATTCGCCAAATTTACTTGGCGATAGTAAAAATACTGGAAATCCGTGGTATAGGTAAACCCAGCACCATTCACCATTGCAAAGAATGCGCCATTTCCGCCATTATACCACGGATTAGCCGTGGTAATGGAAGGGCCGTTTATTTGAGTCGGCGTATAAACAGAGAACGATATCCCGTGATTTGTCGACTTATAGAAATTCTTGTCGATACCAAACCCGTAAATTGTGGAACCCACAACCGATGTGCTTACGAAAGAAACAACTTGTGATGAACCGGTTGTGAACGTAACAGTTCCGCCAGTCGGATTCGCTCCAGCGACATACCCACCGTTGGCCCCTCCAGTTTCTCCGATATACCAGTCTGTTCCGTCGTAGACTGGTCTGCACCATGTCATATTTGCAGCAGGAGAAGGCGATGTTAGCAGGGAAGCGGAAGTTCCTGAGACAATAACACCCATGCAGGCGGACGAGACATTTGAAGCTTGAGCGGCGTACAAAGAAGCGCTACCATTCCAACTACCAGCTTGGACAGTATTAGCCACCATTGTTGTACCAAATGGCACAGATGTTCCATTGGTAAACGATGCTGCCGTAGACGAAGATGAATAGCTAGTCGTCATGGCAGATGTTGAATTACCAACAGTAATCCATTGCGATCCTGTCCAAAAAACATCAACCACAGGATTTGGATTATTGTGCGCAACAGCGACGATTGTTTGACCGCCGTTCGTGCTAACAAGAACGTTTGTGGCGTCCCCAATAGCAATAACGACAACACTACCGTTAGATGCGGAATTATGGACATTTCCGCCGTTAACGTTAATTGGCGACGTCTCTTGGACGCCGACAATCCGAATAGAATCTAAAGAAGCCGCTGTCGGATAACTCGCAGCAGGCTGAATAAAATTAGGTCCGCTCTGAAGATAGATTTGATTACCAGCCAGAGTTTGAAGAATCGAGTTTGGGACCAATCCAAGCGTCGCACCAACGGGCAGACCGCCAGCGCCGATGATTTGAGAAAGTAGGCTCATTCAAGCACCCATCCAATAGTAGCGTTATCGAAAACGAAATCCAACGGGCCGTAATAATAGTCGATTGTCATCGTACCAGACACGCCCTTGATTGGATTACCGTTAGGATTGACGGTTGAGTTGTAATTCGTGTTGAGGTCGATAATTGTGACACGCTGACCTTTTGTCGGACTGACGGGAAGCGTCCACGCAACAGCGGAGTTATTCTGGTTGATATAACGTACACCGACAGAACAAGTTTGCGAGCCGCCAGAAACGTCAACCGTGCTTGTGATTGTCGTACCAGAAATCAACGCGGCAATCGTAGAGGCAACTGATCCGCCAATGATGCCCCAAGCCCCACCTGACAATGCGCTAAATCGTACCGACTCACCGGGCGCAAGGACGATTGACGTGCTTCCGCGATTGTTCGGGAAGAACGTATCTGAACCGGACGCCGTTACCGTAAGATTATAGGTTGAGGAGTAGTTTGCAAGCGAGAACGTGCCGCCTGCTGCTATGACTGCCCCACCCGCTTGTGTATTCGGTAGCGTGACCGTATAGCCTGCGCTGGCCGTGCTAGGCAGATAGTAGAGCGCGCCGATATTCAGATTCGTTGGCGATACGGCTACGCTGACAGGCGTAGCCGTTTTATAGCTACCGAGCATTTGCGTCGGCGTGGCTTGCGTCCAAGTTGTCCACGTGCCGTTGTATGCGCCTCGAATAAACACATTGCCGTTGCGGTCAGTATAGCGCTGAGCAATGGTAACATTGGGCGACGAGTTCCATTGCTTGACTTCTAGCATACCGGCCACAGTACCGGAGCCAGTACCAGCAAGCGGCGATGGCGAATTGGCTGAACCACTGGCGATGGCGTCTGTCTGGAACTCGTAAGTGCCAGTAGCGAATGTGTTAAAGTCTTGCGAAGCCGTTACAAGTTCGCCGGATGGGCCTAGCGTTGCCCCGCCCGCTGGCATTGGGCTCGCCGCTGTGATAGCGCCCAGCGTAGGTAGAACTGTCCAGGAGGTTTGACCGCCAGTATTCGGATCTACGGTATTATTGGCTACTTGAGATTGCCAAACTTTCCACGTTATGCCATCAGTCCACAGGCGACGAACGCAGGCATTATTCCCGTAGCCGCCCGGCATGCTGTTGAACCATACTGAGAATCCGTATTGTTGGAATTCCTGCAATCCGCTGGTAAGCAGATAAAACAGATAATTCAAATTCTGCCGCTCAACAGGATGAGCATTCAAATTGCCCGTCGACAGGTCAAGTTCGTAATTTGTGGTATAGCCCAGATTAAACGACATGAAGCCGTTAGGGTCAACGCTTTGCGGCGGGGTGAATTTGTCACCAGAGCTCGCAAACGGTTGTAGAACCAAATCCGTTCCGGACATTATGGCATCCTCACTACTAGGTATTTGACCGTTGCGTTAGACGGCATGAACAGCTTGCCGTAAACCGGGTCGTTGAACAGGTTGATCAAATTGGCCGAGATATTCAACGATTGTCCAACGCGATACTCCATATACATCGGAGTTGTTACCGCTGCCCCAACAGTGCTCGGCCCGGCGCTGGCATTATAACTCGTATCGACACACACAAAATACTGTTTTCCAGTGAAGTTCCATGGATTGCCTGGATACGGCGTTGTCGGAGCCGTTGAAAGAAATGGCGTCTTGCCGAATACCAAAGCCAACGCATCGTTGATAAATTGTAATGATCCGTTCGAACATAGCGTCAGATAGCGCATAATAAGCGCTGCCCGCACTTCTGTAAGGTTTAGAATGGTTGTATTACCGCCACCGATAAAGTTACCGCCGATAAGGTTTGCACCAGTCGGAGGGGTTGCGGCCGAATTTTTAAAATTTTGCCTGTGACGCCATGCGTAACTTGGATTAATTGCGGGTGCGTTCGTTTGATCTAAGCCGAATGGATATTTTGTTCCATATAGGCCAAACAGGCCCATAGGAACATTAAGAATGATACACCATACGGCTAGACCGAAATTATTGCACGTACGAATGTCAAAAACGTTAGCTTGCCAATTGGACCAGAATTGAGTGTTGAACGCCGAATACCAATTCGCTTTAGATTGAATCAACGAGGTTATGTTTGGCGCTTGATTATGCTGCCATTTAAGCGCCCGCGTCAGATCGCCTGAATATACTGGCATCGTCATATTAGACCACCACGACCTGAATATTGCCGATCTGGAGCTGGATTTGTTGGTAGGGCTGAGCAACTACTTCTTGTAACCATGCAACGTTGGGATACGCGGGCGGAGCTGATGCCCCAACATATACCGCGCAAACCTTCACATAGATACCTGGAAGTTGACGGTTTACAGCGCCAGCGATTTCGTAGGCACTAAAGCTCGCACCGATCGTAAGACCCGGCTCGCCAGCTTCTTGGCCGGTAGCGTAATTCATAATCGCATTTTGAACGGCCTGATAAGCTGCCGTACTGTACAAGTTGTGAACTTGGATATAGACGTAACCCGTCAGCGCGATTGGCGATGTATATTTGACGTAGTAGGGCAGGCCCGTCGCAGGGTCAGTTACCTGCACCCCGTTTGGGCTGCTTACAGGCGTCCCCATGCCGCTGCCGCCATAGTCCCAAGCCCCACCCCCAGGATGGGCGGCATAAAGCGCTTGGGCGATCGCGGCGGACGTCGCAGTGCCAGCCACGCACACCCACATAGCATTCGGAAGCGTGAAAGTAATTCCATTGACGGTTGTGACGGTGCCGGTATTGTTTTCGACAATGTTATATGACGTCACGTTAGGTACGGCAGCTAGTTGCGATGCGATGGCAAGACTGCTACCAACACCCTGAATCGCAAGCTGCTGCATACGAGCGATCTTCAACTGCGCATCGGTAAGCGAAAGGGTGCCTAGAATTTGGGAGGCTGTATTTGGCACTTGGCACAAGCCCCATCCAACAACGCCGTCGATAATTGTCAGATTGATGGGCGGGTTCGGGCTGACTGGAATTGTCATCGACACCGGGCCAGGATTTTGCGCGTTCAAAATACCCGTAACCGTAGTATTTGCCGCTATTGTCAATGCCGCAAATACAGTCCAGATATTACCACTACCATCGCTGACTCGCGCGCCAGCCGGGATCGTGATGGACTGAGTCAACGATTGATTAACAAACGATACGCCGCTAACCGCCGTAGGTATGTTTACACCGCGTTGCGTGCCAGTGAACGCGCACAAGGCATCTAGGAACGTACCTTCCGAAAGATTCGGATTGATCATGTTCGCAAGAGCACTGTTATTCTGCATCACGAATGCCCGAGCGATAGATTCGGCCTGCATAAGCGTGCCTTGAGGCGTGCTCGCGGCCAGATTAATTCCGCTGCCAAGAGCGGCTTGGAACTCGCTTTGAACATCAGACAGCAGGCTTGCCGTATCGACTTGAATAGTGCCAGTGTCGATAATGAAATTGTACTGAGCCATTTCGAATCCTTAGAATGGGCCTGTGTTGCCGCCGTCGTGCAGGTCGGCATGCACGTGACCCGCGACAGACTTGCCGCCAACAGTTACATTAGAGCTCGCCTGAACGTTCGGGATCGTCATTGTCCCGCCCGACATACTCACAGCCCCGCTATTGGCAGTTATGTTACCGGCAATCGCCATATTAGCATCGCCAGTGATATTTCCAACAACTTCAAGCGTGGCGTCCATTTTGCAGGCACCCACTTGCTCACTCGTACCCAAAACTTTTAAATTACCATCGACTTGCAGATTCTGTGTACATTCAACAAGAGGTGTTGTTATGTGAACAGTCGTTGTCGCAGTGATTTCAATATGACCGTCAGTGCCAATTGTAATCTTTTGGTCGCCTTGCGTAGTTTGAATACACAGCCGCCCAACGTCGCCACTCGCAATTGTATATTGTCGGAAGATATCTGGCATAAACATGCCGTCGGCAAATTGATGCAAGCGACCTGTCTGCGGCGCGCATTTGGAAAGTTGCTGTTTGAACAACGTCAAATCACGATCGGCAGCGAATATCCATCCAAGATCACCTTTGGTAATTGGGAAATGAATAATAAATCCATTACCATTTGCAACGCCACCATTCCCAGCGCCTAGCGCTAGACATGGGATTTGCACAAGTGGAAATCTGTCGACGGTATTATTCTGCACGTCGACAAGCTGAACCAGTGGTTGTACTGTCGCCCAATTGTTAGTAACGTCGTACGCAACGACTTGACATGGAAGCAAGTTGTCATCCTGCATTTGCATATTGCGTGCAAATGATCGCATAGCCGAAGCGAGGCTTCGGCGTTCTTCAGGCGATTTGTTTAGGATAGGTGTGATCAATCACGGCGCTCCAAGTAACTGCCGTATTGTACGCCACAGAGCATTTAGCGTAAACCCGCCCGTCTATTTAGATTTCTTGGAAGCAGCTTCGTAAGCCAGACTTTCATTCACAGCTTTGGCCGTCATAATGTCAAACATAATGAACGCGTCTTCAAGTGAATAATATTCTTCCAATTCTCTCAGAGTGGCGGTTTCTTGCTGAATAAGCGAAGAGATCATTGGCTCAACAGATGAACTGGATAATATCGAGCCACCTTCCTGAAACCTAGATGGCACACGTACACCTTTCCACGTTTCTAGGAACTTAAAACTGAATTCATACACTAAATTCATTACACCCGCCAGTGCGGCACGCGGCGCTAATAGTCCGCCAGCATCAAATACTAACGCGTCGATATTTGTGCCGACGCTAAGACTATACCATTTGCCATCCGCGCCTAGCGATTCAGTGTGTTGTAATAATACGACGGGCGGAGCATCACTTACTCCCATGTTTATCACTGCGAACCCCTGCGTAGCCGGGAACTGGCGCGTGCGATACTTGCGTCCGAAGGCGCTGAATTCGGTCGTCTTAATCATTGGTTGGCAGGCGGCATCGCGCGGAAACGCACGTAGAACGGCTCATCTCGACTGGCGAGTGTGTAGGTAAGACCCATAATCACATATTCACCAGCATTTACTGTTGGATTCATTGAAGACTGCAATTGCACAGCCGTCACAAGTTTTAATGATGGTAGGAATAGGCATTGACCGTCTACGCCCCATTCATTCCAAGCTGGCACGCCAACGAATTTATCAACAGTAGTAACTTGCCCTGTAGATAGCGCTTCACCTTTGGCATAGACATACATTACCTCATCGTCTACCCATACAGCTACGTCTGGCATCCAGTAGTTCTGTAAATCCCATATCAAACCGCCAACACTTATTGGAAGGCCAAAATTTGCAGCTTGAGCATTTGCGATTTCAGGGTGATCGTCCAATCCCCATTTAAGAGCGATTTGATTCTGACCCGGCAATAGCAGGCTGTTCATTTGATTCACAACCCAAATCGCGTATTCCTTATAGGTCATATTCGTATCGGGCGGGGTAGTGATTCGCTTGCTCAGATCGCACTGGCGCGTGTAGCAGGTCGCTCGGATGGTAACGTTGGGCGGCACATCAACAATATCGCAAATTGCGACTTCGCCTACGAAGATAGTGGTGATGGGCGGGGCTCCAGTGAATCCGTAGCCAGCTTCTACTCGAACTTGCACTAGCCCTAGATATGCTCCCGGCGTAGAACCTGCCGATGTGCCGCCTCGCTGGGCTTGATTGTTGCGCCATTGTGTGAATTTTGTCATCAATTGGCCGCGACGATCGCTGTTCAAGTTGGTGATTTCAATATCGGCGCGATTCTGTGTAGCCAGAGCGTTCTTTTCGATATGCGCCCGCACGTTCATAGTTTGATCAACTACAAATGAGCTCCCGTCCGGAAACGTGAATGTGACTTTAAGTAGGCGAGTTGCAAGTGACATGTCTTAGCGCTTGTATAGAGTCGCGGAAGTGTTGTGCAAATCCGTTAGATGCTTTTCGTATTCCTTGGCCGCTGCGCTACCGGCGGCCTTACCAGCTTCTTCAGGGTCAGTAAACGTGCCTGAGACGTTAACGATAACTTGTCGTTCTCCCTTTGTATACTGGCGGTCACCTTCCCGCGCCCGCCCGGATGGCACACCGCCCCATTGATGCATTCGCACAAGGCCCATTCGAGCTTCGGCGATTTGCTTGCGAATTTTGTCAAGCTGTAGCTCGGGAACCATACCGCTCGCCTTTGCTTTGGCGAGTTGAATATTGCCTGCTGTAATGGCGTTCCTCAATTCCCTTTCGCGCTGGCTTAAAGTGAAGTTTACGTCGCCCTTACTGATCTGTCCGTAAGCAACCTGATCCAGACCTACGCCAGTACGTTGCGATACGTTAGCCATAACATCGCGCATCTGCATATTAGCGCGAGTTTCGCCAGTAGGTTTGCCGGTAAACTCTTGAAGCTCACCTCCCTTTACACCACCGCCGACAAGATAATGCGGTTTGCCACCCTTGCCAGTTACACGGATCACATCGCCACTACCAACCCCGCCCGTAGGTACGGCATCTGCAGGCACTGCTACCGCCCCTTGCGCCGCCGCTGTAGGGCCGCCAAGGCCACCAGCTCGGCCTACCTCGCCAGCCCATGCCGCAATGGCTTGCTGCTCGTCTGTAGCGTTGGCAAAGCTGGCTACCGCACCAACGAACATATTCATAGCGCGGGCGAATTTATCTTGGTTGATACGTTCAGCTTCGTTGTTCTCATCATTGGCATGAGCTAGAGCCGTTGCCGTTTCACGATCCTTGTCGGCAGCTTCCTTTTGCACTTGTGCCGATTTAGTTGTGTCTACGCCTCCGTGAGCCACGTCATATTGTTTGGCTGCTTCTGCGCTTGTCATCTTACGAGCTTCGAGGTATTTTTGAACGTTTTCGTCCTTAAGAGCTTCTTTTCCAGCAGTCTTTAGGCCAAACTTATCAACAATCCACTTTGAAAAGCCACTCTTATCGGCTTCTGCCAAAGCCGCCCGGCGTTGTTCTGGGCTAAGTTTAGACTCACGCTCTTTTATGAGTGCTTCATGCTTATCGATTTCGCTTTGAGGCTTCGACATTTTAGTCATGCCGTCGACAACATCATTGACGACATTTACGAGCGCCGTCATAACCTGTATGAGTGGAGTTACGGCTTTCTGCTCAAGCAAATCGAACGAATTCTTAAGCTCACCAAGAGCCTTATTGAAATCCTTTACCTTATCCTGCGTGTCAAGATAGCCTTTGACTTCATCGCTGGACATCTTGGTAATTTTTCCTAGCGAATTACCGCGCTTCTGCATCAAGCTAATCGTATTCGGATCAAGGCCCAAATAACGACCAACCGCCTGAGCACTGAATCGCCCCTTGTTTTCTTGCATCTTTTGGGCAATGACAGCGATTTGATCGCTGCTGCGCATGTTCATAAGCTCGCGCGGCTTAAGACCAAAACCTTTCATAAAGGCACGAGCTTCAGTGCCGAAGCCTGTGACATCAGTTACGGCCCCGCTAATCTTTTCGCGTAAACCCTGCAATTGTTCCACAAATTGCTTATCGTTAACCATACCGCCGCCTTCGGTATTGGCGACACGACGATATTCCTCGGCAAAGACTGGCGATACGCCAAGCGTCTGACCGATCTTCATGTTTGCAGTAAAACGCTCACGAACATCCATCGCGCCTTTAATGCCTATACCAAGAGCAGCGAAGGCCAGGACAGCGGGGCCAGTGGCCGCCGCCAGTTCGCCCATTGCGGCGCTCATACCGGCAATCTCGGGAGCAATTCCGCTCACCGCCTTACTGGCCTCGCCACCGAATTCCTTTAACTTCTTGCCTAGTTCTGCAGTCTTCTTCCCGCCCGTCCCAGTAAAGTCACCTAACTTTTTCTGTGCTTTGGCGAGGTCTTCTTGCGCCTTAGCCAATTCGACCTTGACAGGAACTCGCTTTTCAGGCGGAAGCTTCTTGAGTCGATCCTGTAACTCCTTAATGCGTTCTTCGGCCTGTTCAACGTCAGCTTCAAGCTTGAATTTGGTTTTGTCGCTGTCGCTTAGCGCATCAACGCGCTTTTGCAGATCTTCAACATCGCCAATCGCGTCCTTGGAATCAACTTCATAGGACAATACAAACTTTTCAACTTCTGACATAGCTTAGTCCAAATGCGGAATGTTATCGACGGGCGGGAGCTCGACCATTCGGCCGCCGAACTGGTGAGTGCAATCGGTTAGGAATTGAATAACGCCATTCAGAACAAACGAATGGCATTTAACGACGCGTTTGTGCAGCGGCGAATAGCCGTTCCACATAACACTTGGCGTCAGCGTAGGTTTTTCGTAATCGCCATTGAAGCCGTGGCCGTTCAGCTCACTGGAAACCATGTGCCAACAATTGCAGGCAGGGCAATGGAACGCTATGCGGTTTTCACGAAAGCGACGAATGCGAGTCAATTCGACCTCCTTAATATCCCAATAATTCACCCAATCGAAACAGGCGATAATCATAGGTCATGTAGAACACAACGTATCCTACGACCCATAGGAGCCCAATCGTGCCGTACCCTATCGCCAAGTTGCGAACAAGACGCTTGGCAAGGTTTGCATTCACGTTAAGCGCCATACTTGATGACATACGCCAAGGCGTCGATCCCGTTCGTTAACGCCAGCACCAGCGTATAGGCTGTGAACCCGCAAACTGCCATTGCTACATAATCCAGATATTCTCGCATGACTACACTCCTCAGTAAGTTGTGCAGCCACTATACATCACACTTCATGACGGCGCAAGGCCGGACCAATCAAATTCTCGCATTGAGCTAGGAATTCAATGGCGATGGCGCTGCCAACTTTCTCCCAATAGAGCGGCTGTTCGGCATGCGCGTCCGGATCGATACCGTTCATCAATAAGATGGCGTCGAACACCTTTTTTATGTTTTCCCATGAACCAAGATGATTGTCGATGATCGCATCGGTAGTCATTGGGAACGACTGATCGCGATTCATAACTTTGCAGTATGACAGCACTCGCATTGTGAATTGAGTTCGAAACTCATTGTCATCTGTATGGCGGAACTTAACATAATCGCGCTGAATATTCCAACCTTCGAGCGCCGGGAAGTAGCTCATCTCGACAGTGCGCTTGCTACCATCTCGTAAAATTAATTCCATGCTAAATCCCCAATCTTGACCGCAAACCACTTGTAATTTGCGACACTGTGCTTGTTGAAGCGGGCGGGGTGATTGCGCCTAGCCCATATGTAGATTGATCGGCTGGATTGGCCGGGCTAAAGTCACTCGGGAATCCCAAAATAACTTGTTCAAATTCCATTACGACTTTGGTATGATCAATCATGGAACCGTCCAAATCCAATTCCAAATTGACAAGGCTCATACTCTGAGCCACAAAGCCCTTCGCTGTTATTTTAAACGTTTGCGTATTGTCTTGCCAGCTTGTAATCAAGCTTTCCAATACTGAAAGCATATTGGTAACTAGAACAACACGAAACCGAACTGGTTGGATAATCTTAATTGCTGGAAAATCGTATTGCTGAACCGTAGTTCCAGATCCTTGCATGTCAAATGGATAATCTGTATTTTCAGTTGGGCTTACGATGGTGCATTCAATCACCTTTGCCGACTTCCATACAGGCTCGCCGCTGTTTTCACTTATGAATGTAAACGTTATCTTACTGCTGCCACCGCCAGAAGATAATAGCGATGGAACGCCAGCAAGATTAGACACTAGACCAGACAATCCAGTGGCACTGGCGGCAATGGATGAAATAGACATTACAATAATCCTCCTGTAATGCTGCTCACAGCAGAACCAGCCGACGCCACGACGCTGGACACAACTGAACCGACAGTGGCTTGGGCCGATTCAACTAGATTACCCACAATACCTTTAGCCGAAGTGCTATTATCCGCCGGTTGTGCGAACACATTTTGATTTAAGTTTTGTGAAAGCAGTAGCTGTTTAAAGCGATACGTCAGCGGCGTGCTATTCACGATCTTTCCAGTATTGGAAATCTCTTCACTATCAAATAGGAAATTACTAAACGTCAAACCTTTTACTACAATCGTATATGTTCCGCTGCGATCAAGCAGCGCTTCATTAAGTTTTTCAATAACATCAAATTTGTTGCTATAAACATCAATTTCAATTTCGATCGGCAATGTTACCCGCCCGTCAACTTTTGACGAACCATCATCCATATGATGGCGGAATACTTGGGAAGGAAACTTAATACCCGCTCGGCGCACTTTCACGGATGTAAACAACTTAACGCCATCCACATCACGATTTACAGCCACTGAAATTTTGCCGCCACCGCCGCTATTTGATAGCAGGTTACTGAGACTACTTAAATCCATGACCTGCTCCAGCGGTTAGAAAAACTGAGATGCTGTCTGCAAGATAGCCAGCGGACTTGTCAAGTTAATCAGCTTGACTTGATTGAAGCCGAAATGGTAGGTATTGGAACGATACCGCCCGCTCATCTGCGCGCTGCGCCCAAGCGGCCCGCTTATGATTGAGCCGTCCGAATACACGGCCACTGCGCCATCTGGATAGTTTATAGTGAGCGCCGTGATGTCTGGTAGCGGCAACACAGCGTTCATGCTCTTACGCGCCTGTAACATCATTTGAAGGTTGGTATCATCTTGCGTGCCGCCAATTACTGAAACACTTACGCGAATCAGTTCTGACGACACGTAGAAGTAACCGTCGCCGGTAGCAAGCGGCTCCCACTTAACAGCCTCCAGGTCGTCAATGTTAATTGGATCAGCGTCATCTGGAAATGATGTGACACTAAATCCGCCCGGAAACGATGTCAGGGCAACGACAAAGATAGATAAGCCGGAAGCACTTGCATTGATCATGCCGATTGATCCTGTTCGGCAGCGACGATTGCAATAACAGGCGTCATATCAACTTCTGGATGCTGTACTACGACGCCAGTACCGTCCGGAGTGCCTAAAATCTCTTCGTTAATACCGGCAGACGTAGCTTGCTGTACAATAGACGGAAGCCCTTCGATCGTAGGTGTCGGCGTGATCGCAAGGTTGACAAATTGCGATGGTTGGAAATGAGCAAACACTGGTGCGGAGGGATCGACGGGCGGGTAGAGGCTAATAACGCCAGCCGTGCCCATGGTAAGGACGCCATTGTTCATATTGAGGTTTCTCCTTGAATCACTGTCAGGCCATATGCCGTTACGATAGTTGCTTGATACTGCAGGATGTCATCCGACTGTGAATTGGGGTCCGCCACTGGCGATATCACCAAGGCGTCAATGTCAACCACATCAGGGACATTTAGAATCGAGGTACGCAAGGACACGCGAAAATCGTCATAGTTCGATTGATCATTAAATACCGTGCCGAGATAATCCACACCCTCTTGCACATTGAACGTATTCTCGCCAAGACGCATGAGCGCCGCTTGCTGGCAGCTTTGCATTACCGATGGCACGCCAGCGGGCAGAATCACCAGATTGTGTCCATCCGGCAGAATCAAGTCATTCAGCAAATTGGTTTGCAGTGTCGTTGCTGGCATAATTAGCTCCCGAGCCAATTAAGCAGATTGGGCGGGATATTTGTTGGAATGTTTGTTGAGCCCGTCAATAGCATCAATTTGAACTGCTCATATTCAGACGTTGTCATATACCATAGATTGCACCCATTTCCTCCAAACTGAGTCCAATCAGGTGAAGCGTCAAATACGAAATTGCCATAATTCGGCTCATGCATGTATGCATAAGGCATGAGACCCTGCCCCACATAACAGCGCACGCCATTTATCAGTGGAGTACCGTTGAGCGTCACATTAGCACATAGAGAATTCACAGCTTGAAAGATGTGCAATTCCCAATACGCGCCATCGAGATTAAGCTCTAGGGACTGATTGGGCGTGGCTGTTAGTGGGATCAGGAACATTACTGCGCCGCCTTCGCAATCTTAGCGAACTTGAAGCGATACGTGCGCGACTTCAAGCGGCCTGCACTGGCTACCTGTTGCGTCGGTTGACCAGCCTCTATGATACCTTCGGAAAGCGTGGCGATCATACCATCTGGATAGGTCACGGTAAGAGTGACTTGATCCTTGGCGCTGGTTTTACCCTTCGCTACACGATTGGCGTCCAGCAATAAACCAAGGTTCGTATCCTCGGTACTACGCGGAATAACCGCGATCACGATTTCGATGCCGTTGGGCTTGTTCCAAACGATGAAGTCGCCATTCAGGCCCATGGCCGAATCGGCCACTTGCAGATCCGGATTATCCAGCGGATCGGTATCATCGGCAAACGCCGTAATCGGAAAGCCTTGAGGGAACGTGTTCGAAGCGACCAAGTTCCCAGTGAGTCCAAAACCTGAGATATTTTGCATCTTTGGCTCCTTTGCGCCATTTTACCACAGCTCCCACCCGATCAATATGCTATACGCGATCGGGCGGGGGTTATGGAAGTTAGATCATCACGTGAGAACCGCTGACCGTGCGCACGTCGTCCTTCTTGGAATACACGATTTGATAATTCGCTGTGAATTCCGTGAGGCCGGTTTGCGAGTTGATAGCAGACGTGAAGTAGATATTGAGCCAGAAACCAGACGTCTGCACTTGCCGCCATGCGTTGGTGTCGCCAGTCACTTGCGTGATATAGACCTGTTGCGTTGCCGTCAGGATCTTACCAGCGGAAATGACGCCGTTGGTAATGGCTTGCGTGATGGCCGACTGAAGGATAGTCAACAGCATACCCTTGCCGACAGCGTTGGCAGGCACTTCAGGCACAGACAGGAAAAACTGGAACAACAGAGCCGACACATACGACTTGAACCATTGCTCATTCGCATAGGTGTTCATGTCAGTCGGCGCGGTGCCAGTACCGGTAAGGATCCCGCGCTGATAGAACTGAAGCGCTTGACCTGCTACCTGAGTGACGCCGATATAGTTGGCACGCAACGTATCCATGTTGTTCGCAGTAGTGTCATCGCTGACAACCGTATTGCGGCCCGGGAACTGATACCACATGTAATTCTGCGTCGCGTTGGCCTGCGCTTGATAGTTCGTAGATGCCAGGATTTCTGTCGGACACTGTTCGGCGAAATCATTCGGCATATTCGGATTCAAAAGCGTGATTGCACAACCGGCATTCGTACCGATGGCAGCGGCAACGGCTGAAACAGTGTTGATAGTAGCCGGAACGCAGTACATATACATCAAGTTCTGCGAAGTGTTCCACTGCGCGATTGCTGTCCAGTCGGACGCCACCAGCGGCGTCGCAAGGCCAGTCATATACGCGAACGAACCGAAGTTGTTCGAGATGGCGGCAGAAGCAATGATCGCGGCCGCCGCCGTCTGTGCGGCCATGCCAGGAACAGCTACGGCCCCAGAAGTTGCGAGCCCCAGAATTTGCGAAACGTCGGTTGTCAAGCCAGTTGGAACAGCGGCCAGCGTGTCGGTATTGACAACCCCGCCCGTCAGCACAAACTGATTCGTATTCGTATTGAACGTAACCGTCGAAGCTGCAAGCTGCGTATCTGCATTGGCGCGCAACGCTGTCTGCAGAATGGACGCAACCTGCGTCAGTGATGTGGCGGTCGAGAAGTTCAGCGCCGTGATCGAGACGTTGGTCGTAACGCCGGATACCGTATGGGCGATTGTCATCGTACCGGCTGAAACTGCGGTAAAGGTTGCCAAAACCTTGGCCGTGGCATCACCAACGATAACGGGCGCGCTCGCAACGTTCTGCCAGCGAGTAAAGCTGATCATCTGAGGCGAACTGATCGACTTGTTGACAAAGCCGAAATAGAACGTGGCACGAGCGGCTTCTTCGGAATTGACGCCGAAGTATGCCTGCACGGAGGCCAATGAAGAAAACTGGATTACGATACCGGGCGGGAGCAGAGTATTCTGCGTTACCAACCGAAGAATCAGCTGACGCTGAGGAGCTGGCGTACCACCCCCAACACCGCTGATGATCTGGATATACCGGGATTGAGAGATCACGGCGAAGCTCCTTCAGGGTTAATAGACTTTGTACGAGGCGGACTGCCACATTGCAGCAGTATTTATCAAAGGGCGATTAAATCCTTTCCCTTCAATGAATTGGGTTCCATCTTTGCCGGGCGGGGTTCCATGCACTGTGATATCCGAATTTGGAAGCCAATTACCACTCTTAATTGACATTACAATTTCACCCACAAAGAATTCGCCAATTAGGTTTAAACCCTGCTCGGCGGTGATCTGCCCATCCACTATTTTACCGGCAATTTTGGCTGTGACAGCATATATCTGCTTTCTAGCATTATCAGCAGCAAGGCGCATAAAAGGACGCGCCGGGGTTACGAATATCGCCTCGGCAAACATATTGCCCTTCTTAAATCGCGTAGTGTGGCCGTATTCATTCCACATAGCGATCTGCGCCATTTTAATTCCTTCGGCGCTAATAGCCGATTCCAGCCAACCAGCATCCAGCTTCTTGCCGTGAATAGCTTTGAGCTGCTCCGCATGGCGAGCGAGCATTTTGCTAGACTGGGTAGATGCCAATTTGCGGCCCCTGTTGCGTTGGCGGCATGGTGGGCGGGTTAGGGGTGCCCGGTACGGGGCCGGGCGTAGCAGCAGGCACTACGTGGGCGGCAATCGGCACGTTTACGCTAATAGCCCGCGTGTGCCGCCATACAATTTCGATACCCGGAATACTTTCGATATTATTACGATCATCTTCGAAATAATTGATCGGTATATCGCGCGGTCGTAGCTGATAAATACTCTGCGCCGCAAGACTAGCTATTACCGAAGGCTGGCTTAGATACATCTTTACCCATTGAACCATATCCATAGGCGTCGGGAGATTCAGGTTTGTAGGGTCTTGGATGCACTGCGCGCTGATTTGAAAATGAGTCTCAACGACTTGTGTCGTTGTTTCTACAAAGACATTGTGCGTAGAATCATACACATCCGTTACTTGCGGATAGCCATAATCACTGTCGTACAGTCGTTGATAGAAGATCGTAGGTGTAGTCGGAATGCCCTGAATCGTAGGCTGTTGCTGCTCAACGATGCCAACACTCGATGGTGCCCAGCCTGTCGCCACAGCATTGGCGGCTTGCAAGGTACTAAACATCAGCGCTTTTATCTGATTATCCAACATATCACTTAACTCCAGGCGGCATTGTCGCGGAACCTTGCTTTACAACAAGCACGCGAGTCCAACCGTCTCGAGCGTACCAATCGGCCTCACCTTCAATTTGCCATTTACAACCATCAAAAAGAAATTGATCTGGCGTAAGATCGCGGTCCAGATCAAACACATCTGCCGCCAAGTACAACATCATGTATTTCTTTTCTAAGCTCAAACCCCATTCGATATATTTGCTACGATCGACAGCCTGTACGCTGGCAGCCAGCACGATAGGAGTATTGAACGTCGTAATCCATTGGCCGACGCCGTTCTGCGCGCGCGATTGATGCTGTTCATAACCAATCGGCTGAGTTCCAATAACGCGAGTCGCTAGATTGAACAGGTTTGCGCCGGGGATCATCATTAGAAGAACACCCCGCCAACCTTACGGAATGCGGTGCGCTCTGGCATACCGCTTACGCCAATGCCGCCAACTGCCAGAACTTCCAGCAGCGCGGCCAGCATGCCGCCATAAGGCGTTTGAGCGAGCCACCATGTGAACATATTGTCGGCAGGCGGAGCCAACTTGGTGACACTGATCTTATCAATGCTGGCGCTTGTAACGAAACCGCCTTGCTCATTGCCGGGCGGCTGAGAGGCTTGCTGTTGCAATGCGAGTGACGTCAGATGCGCACACATCAAATCTGTCGTGTCTTGCAACGTATTCGTGCCAGTATTCAAGATACCGCAAGACGAGCCGGGGTCCGTGATGAAATCCGTAGACAAATTCCAGTACATCTGGAGCATGGCTTGCGGATATGTCGTAGGATTACTGAATTCCGGAAACCGCAACCGGAAATTAGCATCATTGTACGCTGCCATCTAAGATACCCCGCCCGTCTTGTTACAGATTATCCGCGATGGCTCGGCAGACGCAGATCATCAGGATGCGTAGTCAGCTTACCCTTGATGCGCTTGTCTCCGTCGCGGAGCTGATGGAAACCGTCGCCTTCCGTCATTTCCTGGACGATACGAGTCATTTTCTTATGATCATGGCCAGGATCCTTGTCCAGAATTTGGACAAGGCCAGCTTTCACGTGTTTTTGGAAAATTGGATGAACTTCCAGCAGTTCAGCATCTTCGTCGCTGATTTCAGTTGGAATACCACGCGGCGTCCAGATTGGAGCGCCGGATACTTCATGGACGGTACGTTCGCCGAATCCGCTCTTAGCGTCCGGCATACCCGCACCGCCCTGGATAAAAATCTTCTTGCGAATATCAGGCAATTGCGGCAACTGGCGCGGATCGGCCGGAGCCACAACGTCGGCATAGACGCAGTAGTTTATGGAGGTGCTCATGGTAGAAACGACATACTTGCTCATAATGCGTGGTCCTCGTAATTAGCCCCGATAAGCTCCCACAGCTATTCGGGTGATTCGGATTGATACTGCTAGAAATCGGGCGGGTAATATTGGCGTTACCCGCCCGACTGATACTACACTGGATGAATTACACACCAGCCATGCGGACGACAGCCCATGGACGCTTCAGCAGCGTGCCAGCGGTTGCATTGGAATAGCCTTCGACGTACGACTTCACGCGCTTTTCGACACCCAGCGTCATAAACTTGGTCTGCACAAGTTGCGCAAACACTTCACCACCATCACTGGAGCCGTCGATGTCGGAAGAAATGTCTTCAGCGTACAAGTAGGCCATGTTGTTCGTACCACCGCCCGTCGCGGCACCCGCAAGTTCCGGTGCCGAAACGATACGCATCTTTGGATACGTAGCCTTGACCCAGTCACGGACGGACACGCCGAAGTCGGTAGTAGTGGTCAGGAAGTCGACAACGCTCATCGGCAGAGCCAGTGTCAGATCGATTTCTTCAGGATCGATCTGGTCTTGCGACTGCACGCGAAGCTGGCGCACCATAACGCGAATGTCCATGGTGATATACTGGAACGGCGACAGCGAGCCTGTCGGGTTGGCCCAACCATTCGTACCGGACGAAGTCGTGAGGGCGGCGGGCAGGTACGGATCGTTCAGGAAGCCATAGGTACGATTCGTACCGTTGTTCCAACCGTAGAAGCCGATAGCATTGCGCATGATTTCCAACTGGAGCGCAGCCGCTTGGCGCTTTTCGTCGGCGGAATTCAAGCGCATAGCAGCGGCGCGACCTTCTTCCAGCAGAGCGACCTGAGCGCCCATTTCGCCGCGTACGATTGTACGACGTTCGAAGTTGGTGTTCCAGGAGGCCAGCGGCAGATTGCCGTAATCGCTGTATTCTACCGGGGAGCCGGCCGGTTCCACGATACCCTGCACGATTTCCTGGTCTTGCCAGGAACCAACGGTTTTGATGCCCAGCA